TCCGGTGTCAGGCGTCCAATCGAGCCACATCGGCACGTCGTCACGCTCAGAGAGCACCGCACGGGCAATGATTTTCATATGCGAGTCCCTCTGGAGCTGCCTGAAATGGCGTAGCTTTCCCGCTGCGCCCGCAGGCGCGCGTGGCTTCCGGTAGCCGCCCTATCTTGCTGTCAGCGTGTAGTCGTCAACGCACGATGGGAAATTAGGCGGATTCGATCGTCACAGGCAAAACGCTGATCGTGGTACCGCTCACGCAGTAGTACGATATGAGGATGTGCGTCGAATCGATCTCGATAATCCCACAGTATCCGCTATCGGAGTCGGTTGGGTTGACGATAAACACAGGGGTGCTCCAGGTTGCGCCATCAGTAGTCGAATAGCTGAGATATATGGGGCGGCCTCCAACATAAACCTTGTTGCTGACGACTACTAGCGTTCCCGTTGACATCCTAAGGAGGGCAGGAGCCGTTCCGTGGAAATCTGGAAACAGCTGCCCGCTTCCCCAGGTAGCGCCATCGTCATCGCTGCGCATCTGTAACAGCTCACCAATCGCACCCCCGGTTATGCCAGTTCGCGCCACAACAAGCAGGTCTCCACCCGGAATGCGCACTATTCTGGGCTCAAAGATACGGTATACATCCTCCCCCAAGGTTGCTGGCGGGTTCCAATAGTTCTCTGTCCACCCAACTCGCGTGACCATCCATCCTTCGGAGCCGTATGTTCCGCCGTAAGAAGCGATGACGTCCCCATCGTCTGCGGCCCCACCTAGGGAAGTCACCTTTGGAGTCCCGGAAGCGCATGGATACCCAAAGACATTCCAGATGGCCCCACCTCCTGTCGGGACAGCAAATACCTGCAGTACAGCTTCCGAAAGGTAACGCACCCAAAACAGCGTCGATACGCCTCCAACTGTGCCGATGAACGGATCCCGATCGTCAACACCCGGTGTATCGACGATGTCACTCGGTGCCCCCCATGTAGCCCCATAGTCCTCGGACTGGGCGCGTTGAATCTTCCCTGTTGGTTCAACGTGCGCGGCTCCGTCGCGCCAATAGCACCGGATCACACCAGCGCCGCAGTTCTCGAGCGATGTGAACGCCACGTACGGCGCTCCTTTGGCGTAGACAGTAACTGGCGTTCCAGGCGTTACGACGAGACTTGTATCCGTGTACGCAATGTAGGTTCCGATCTCAATTGCATCATTGTAATGCTCCACGCGAGCCCTTCGGATGCAGTCCCCTGCTACCAGTCCAATCGAAGCGCCTAGTGCGGTCATTCGGGTAGCGTCATTTCTTCAGATGGCTGGTGCCACACTGATACAGATACCATGACGCTCCCGGATGTCGCCGTTACGGCCACACGGAGCACGTTCGCTGTCGGACAGCTGTACGTCACGGTCACGCCAGTCGGCATCGCACCGGTAACGTCCTGCTCCGTCGCAGGTGTGTTTTGGATCGCTGTCGTCCCAAAGATGTCACAGACCACCCGACTGGATCCGTACGAGCCTCCCGACTGCGGCCAAACTCGTACCAGCAGCCCAATGCTGATCATCTCATCGGATGCGCACACGAAGGGATGGTCGATCACCGTGTGCGGCGCAGAGTCATTCGTCACCGCGACAGCCGCCGCCGTTCCGCCGCTTCGGAAGTTCGTCAGGGCCTTTCCCTTGCAGTCGATCGTGGCCGGAGTGAACCGAATCACCTCGTTCCCGCTGCCGGCATAGAACGCTAGATACGTGGACGCCGCAACCGTCACGTGATCGAGGTAGTAGCCGTCCCCGATCCCTAGAACATTCGGTGTCGCTCCGCTGTACGCGAGCAGCGCTGACCCTCCTGCCTCCGACGCCATGAAACCGCGAACATTCCAGCCGTTTCGCACCCGCCACTCTCCGGACGTCGGGCATAGGGCAGCAGGGCCGAAGGTAATCGCACCGTCTGATATCGCGAACCGTTGATCTCCATCCACCTGGAAAACCCACGATGTGCCGACGTCTGCATAGATTGTCCGGAACCCAGCATCGCAGAACAGCGCATCGGTAGTGCCAGAGCCGCCTGCGTAGGCGTAGAAAACGGCCGCGTCACTGCCGCTAGCGAGTTTCTGGGCGATCGAGTATCCAGCGCCCAATCCAAGGCGAAAGCCTCCAGCGGGGAGTCCAGCGGCGGAGGCTCCGACGCCGAACCACGAAGGACCGACCCAGGCTCCGTTCGTCCAGGCCACTACGCTACCGCTCGAATACGGGCTCTCGTAGTCAGTTGCCGGAGCGGACAAGGCCCCGGAGGCACCTGAGTTCAGGAGCTGCAGCCACCCGTACACTCCGCGCTCGGTTGTCTCGCCGAGACACCCCGGGACGACGCCGGAGTCCATCACGACTCCGATGACGGCCGTTGTGGCGGCTGTCTCGGTCCTAGACCCAACGGTGTAGGTCACGGAGCATTCGATCAGGTAGGACGCGCCGACCGCTCCTTCCGCATCCTCCGCTGGGATGCTGAACGTCATCGTGGAGCCAGGCGGGCTTCCCGCTGGCGTAAGCGTTGGTGTCGCGAGGCTCGATCGGCTCTTCCCTATGACGCTCCACGTGATACCAGACAGCCCTTGGGCGCTGACAATCGCGCAAGAAACAGAGGCCCCCCAGGCAACACTGATGAGCTGAGGAAGAGACGCCCCGTTTACCGTGAAGTCAGAGCTAGGCATTTCTATACCGCCGTCAGGTTCACTGTGGAGACAGTTCCGGAGCTGTTCTTCACGACTAGCGCGCCTTGGGTTGAACTGTTGTAGAGGACCAGCGTCGCTCCTGCTGGATTCGAGACGGCGCTATCTGCAACCGGCTGCAACCGGAACGCTTCGGACATCGTCAATGTCGCGACTTCGGTCACTGAAATGCGTAGCGCGTACGTCGTTGACCCGTCCACGAGACAAGTCAGGACGTATTGTCCAGCTACGTCTGGCGTGAAGGTTGGGGCAGCGGCTGTCGTGGAACTCAGCGCGGACCGTGTCGGTGACGACCCGCTCGGAATCGACTGCCCCCAAGAATAGCTCGTCCCGGACGGCGAAGTGCCGAGCGTGATCATTTCGCCAGACAGGTACCCGGCGTGGGTATTGTCCGCCGCGGTGTCTCCCGAGAGCATTGTCTCGGTCACTGATGTTGCGGTAATTCCCGCCATCGCTTTACCTCGGATCCCCAGGAATTCCCCGGAGATAATTGGTGTTTTGGAGTCCTACTTGAGGCCCATCAAGGTAGTCAGCGTCATTGCTCCGCTGTGCTCTGTTGACGCGGCCGTGGGGGTCTCCTTCGCGAGCTCCGCGAAGATCAGCCTGTGAAGATTCAGTAGAGCTGGGAGGGCTGTGCAGAAGTTCGTCCCGTCTGCTGACGAGTGAACGCCTCCCACTTGAGCGCGATGGGCCTCGTACGCTCTCCAACAATCCGCCAGCGCAAGAGCATTCCCAGCAGTGTCACTGGGTGGGTCAGCGATTGGCAGATTGATCCAGTCCGCCGTCGAGTGATAGATGCTAGCCGCGCTGCCTGTGCCCGCCCCAGAGTCGTTTCGGCAGTGCCTATCAAGGAGCTCCTTCAGCTTCGCAAGCGACTCGCTCAGCCGGTCCGGGCTCGTGGGGGAGAGGTACGATGCGGCAAGAGAATTGTCGCCGTCGCTGTGAGCGTGCCCGGCGTGGCTCAGGTGCGCGTTGAACTTCGCAGCGATGTTGTTGAACACCGTCGTTGGCGAACCAGCGATAGTCGTTGCCAGCTGCCCAGCGAGTGCTGCAAGCGCAGTAGTCACATCCGAGACCACAATCGCATTGGCGGCCCTTGGGGTGCTCGGACCAGCAAGCGACGGCGTTGCCTCGCCATGAATCGACAGCGTCGTGGCGCGCACGTACGTCCCCCAAATATGGAGCGCTAGTTCAGCCGAATCTTTGCTCGTCCCAACGCGGCAGGCCATGCGCCTTCCGATGCTCATTGAGATGCTGGACGATCCGATTCGCGTCTCGCTAGGGAACGAATCCGGTGCCCCCGCGTATCCGCCGCCGTAGCTCGATGCGCCCTTGATGAACTCATCGAACTGCAGGAGGTAGATCCCTGGACGATCGAAGTCGGTCACCCAGACCTCTGACGTCCCGCATTCGTGGATCAGCAGGCGTCCCGTTTCGGCTTGGTCTATGGCTTCCTGAAGCTTCGAGCCGACCGGGCCGTTCGTGGCGTAGACCTTGACGTGGTTCCCTCCGCCAGTTGGCGTCATTGTGACGCGGAGCTTCTGTCCCGGGGTCGGGTAGGTGATGTTGAGCGTGACGGTGATAGCCATCAGTTGTGCCCAAGACGAGAGCATGTCCAGTAGACGATCACCGAAAAGAATTGTAGGTCGGCAAGCGCGTTGTCCCCTGATTCCCCTTTTAGACGGACCACGAATCCTAATAGCTGGTTCATGCTCACGGACACCGCTGGCGTTGATATGTAGTGCGCAGTTTCGTAGGCACCTGGAGTCGCACTGGTATCAACCTGGATAGCGAGTTGAGTGAGTCCTCCATCAAGATAATCGTGGCTCATGAACTCAATCGAAGGTGGAGTGCTGGGGAGGGCTGCGTGGCCCCCCGCCCCCTTGAGTCTGACTGCTATATTCGTAACGGTCGCAATGCGCGGCACAGAATCGAGCGGAAGAAGTAAGGCTCCACTTGTTGCCGTGCTTTGCGTCCAACAGCTATAAGTAGATCCGTAGTCTGGAATGATATTCCCGCTAGTCTGCCCTACCTTCGCCGGAGTTAGGAACGTGCGGCCGTTGTACGTCGCGCAGGAAGTGTCTGTGATATCCCCCAGCACCATGGTCGCCCCGGCGGCGAGTTCGAACTCGCCGCCGCTTTCTACCCCAAGGTAGCCAGTGCTCCCGATCTTTACCTGCGACATGAAACGTAGAGAAGAAGCCGGCGTGTAGTCTCCTCCTTCGTACCCGTCGATGGCTCGGCTCTGGTTCAGGTCTATCGTGTTGATCTGCGCCGCCGTGAGGCGGTCGCCCGTGACGAACCCAGTCGGTTTCCCTCGCGAGAATGTCATAGTGCGTCGTATCCCAGTAGAGATTCGTCTATGTAGAACCCGGATCCGGCTAGCGCCCAGTCATAGGTTGCGTGTGCCGGAAGCATAACGCGCAACAGGTCCATGAGTTGGTATTGGCACAGGTACTGGAACGCTTCTGTTGTGATCCCAAGATCCTCTGTTACGTACACCAGAACGTGCGCGCGCCGACTCATCCATGTGCCGCCGCCCAGGTCGTATTCCTCTGGCCCCACTTCTCCCGCTGGCCAGTAGGTCATGTCGGGAGGCGTGCTGAGTAGGCAGCCTTCTGAGTAGACAATGCTTGAGAATGCGGCCCCGAGAAGGTCCCTCACGGCCGTTTCAACTGAAGCGCGTGTCGGGGTGCCGAACAGCTTGAAGCGCGTTGCTAGCCGTGTTCTCAGCTGCCAATCATCCTCGTCTCCAAGCTGCGGGACCGCGAGTACTGTGCCCCATTCAGGCAGAGAGTCCGATGCATGCCCCGGCAAGGCATTGCACTTGAGGCGCTCCGCTGCCCGGAAGATGCCGCAGAAGAACCTGGCGATCGCAAGGTTCTCAACGTGAACAAGCGATGTCGCGCTCTGCGTGTAGGCCGACCCTCGCATTGCGCGAAGCTCGCGGTAGAGTCCCCAAGCGTATGGGGATTCCCCCTCTGTGCGGCTGTCCTTCTTGTCCAGCGCTCCTCCGTAGTCCCCAACACGAGCCTCACGCGACCAGAGTGGCTTCCCTCTCGGGATGCAGGTGGCTACCACAGCGCCACCGTTGCTCTACCGTCACAGACGGCCCCTGTGGCGGTGCTAAGTCTGACATAGAACAAGGTTGGGGTTGTCAGTTCGATCGTGAGGCATCTGCACGTTCCAGTGTGGTGTGCCGAGGCAATGACGTGGCGCACCACAACCTGTTGTGTCATGTCGTACGCATCCGATTGTGCCGGGACGAGCGCCCACTCGCTGATTCCAGTGGAGATGTGCGTTGCGGTTGGGCGAAAGGCGGCACTCGAGCCTGGGATGAAGTGGAAGGCTTCGATCGTTATCGTAGATGAAACGTGCGAGTACGTGATCCATGCGAGCGGTTGCGCGCGCTTGCTGGAGACCATGTCAGCGCACACACGCGCGTGCTGCGGCGCGGTCCACCCGTACACGCTATCGCCACCGAGGCGTAAGGGTAGTGGGCAGAATCCGCCGAACCCCATCAGAGCACCATCAGGGTCCCGCTGGAATTGGACACGCCGCTGTCGGCTGTGTCGAGCAGCCGAACGCGAACCGTTTGCCCCGATATCGCTGCCGTTGCGTAGGCTCCGGATGTCCGTGACCCCGCCAGCGCGTGCACTGGGGAGAATGCTCCAGCGACGCCGTATGCGTCGCTGTAGGAAGCGGCAAACGTGAAGGTCACATCGCCGGTCCCGTTGCGTGCAGCAGAGGGGAACCCAGTTGGCGGGGCGTCTCCAGAGTAGTCCACGATCGCGATGCCGGTCATGAGGTTCACCGCAGTGATGAGCGGCACCCCAGGCGTTGGCGTGTCGACGCAAGTCCAGCTGATGACTCCAAACGGACAGGTACGCGAGCAAGCCGACAGATCCTCTGCGAGCCTACAGAGGGCCGCCGCGTCAACATCCGTTCGGGCGTCAACAACCCCTTGGCTCTGCCAGTTTTTCTTGTTCAGATCTCCGCCGTACGTGGTGTGATCTGAAGCGCGAACCCATGCTGGGTATCCGTTGATCGCTGTCATTTGGGATAGATCCCGAAGTTCCGCGTGACCAGAACATTGGGCGCGTCATTGACCGTTGGCACAGTGGGGCTTGACGGAGAGGAATATGTGAAGGAGTAGTCTGTGATTTCCGTGTGAGCGTCGACCAACTTCTTGAGCAGCAGCGCGCCAAGGTCAGTGGGCGACTCGATGTCGGGGCGCGGCTCCCTGTAGGCCCTCGGCAGTCGGTTAGCGTCGCTGGTCATTTCTCCAGGACCGAGCGCTTCCATTGCGTTGATCCACGTCTCTGCGTAGCCAGCTGCGTTGACCATTCCCGGGCTGACGTATTCCCCCGCGGCAGGCGTTACGCCGGCGCTGTCCACGATAGAGCGATCCAGCGTGAGCACCCACGCACCGGTTCCTCCGCCTGAACTCATGACGGTGTACGTCTTGAACTCCTGGTCTTCCTTCGACCACCACGCGATGCGCGTGATCCCGTCGATTGGGCTCAGCGCTGTCAGTGCGTTCACCGTGAGCGTCGTGGCGCTGGCACTGGTGACCGTTACGCGCGTCTCGGAGCCAGTGAGTGGTGGCCATGGCACGGCATCGAGCCATCCGTTACCGGTCCCCCCGGCTAGGACGCTGTCCGGGATGGTCACCGCGATTGCGACGTCCGTCTCTTGGTCGTCAACGGTTCGAACGACGTATTCGTCTGGAGCAGAGACAGCCCCATGAATGGCTGCGCGCACGATGGCCACCGCCGCATCGTTGAGCTCTCTGCTGTAGATCTTGTTTACGCGGTCGTACAGACCCGTCACTGCAATAAGGCAGCTGCTAGGCCCACCCAAACCTGGGTAGACGTAGGCGTTCTGCACAGACGCGAGGGCTTTCATCGCCACGTCTCTCAGGTGCCCAATCGTTCCTGCTCCGGCCTCTGACTTGTACCGTCTTGTGTTCAGGATCCGCGTCCGCTTCCGCTCGTCGCTTTCCTCATCGGTCCCACCCGTGAGCGGAACGCTGTAGGATACCTGCGCGGTTTCATCTACTCCAAGCGGAGCCGACACGAACTTGATCTCTGTCCCACCTGGATAGTTTCCAGACAGGCCCGGGTCGAGCGCATAGATGTCGATCTCGGTGCCGTCAATTGCGGTCACCGTCTTGCTCGTTGCGTAGCGCGTCCCTCCAATCGTCAGCTCATTGCCCTTCGCGATCGTTCGCGTGCCGCTGACTGTAAGGCGGATCTTACCGGTCGATGCTGACGACTCAACCACTGGCAAACCAAGCGCTTCGCGTATCTCGTCGAGATCCTTGCCCACAGCCGTCAACTCAGACGTTGCTGCGTCTCGCGCCTCGATATTCGCGTAGGCAACCATGCCCAGCTTTCCTAGAGCCGTCGCGAGCAACCACCAATCCGTGCCCTTCTGTATCGGCGGATCGTCAATCCCGAGCGCGCGACATTCGAGCTCGATGTCCGTCAGGACATCTTCACGAATAGCGTCACTCGACGCTGGCGTGTAGAGTGTCATGCGCTCACCTCATGCCCTTCGCCCGTGGTTAGGTCGACGAAGCGCACGTGAACAGCTGCGCGCCGCGGACCTTTCTTCGTGAATATCGACTGGATCTCAACGATGCGTTCGACCTCGATCTCTTGGTGCAGAGCGCGGTAGACGAGCGCCTCGACTTCCTTTTCGAAGCGGTCTCCCATTTTGGCGATCCTACCCATCCCAAGCGCTGCGTCGGCGCTCGCGGACGTCAGCTCCGTGCAGAGCCTGATCTGCACGCGTTGCCTGACCGGAGTGGTCTGCGTCAGATGCCCCGTCGTGACGTCGATGGTGTAGTCGCGGGAACGCTGGTCGATTGCGCGACACATTGTGGACGTGCCAGTCGGCGGCAATGGCGCCGCTTCGGGCTGCCCGATTCCTGCGGGGCAGAGCCCGGCTGGGCTAGTTCCTACGCCAGCCATGGCATTTCCCGCCGTGTTGTAAGGCATGTCGCACTGAACAAATGTGCTGGGTTGCGGGCCTGTAAAAAGTGGTCACCATTGTAGGATGGCTAGCCGGTTGTGTTTGGTCGCTCTGATGGTTGGATGCTCGGCGAGCCCGCCTGGCATTGCAGCGGGAATCCAGGCGGATGCAGCGTCATGTGACTCCGGTGGCGCTGCCCACGAAGCAGGCGCAGCGGGTGATCCGTCAGAGCCCCCCATGCGGTTCGCTGGCGGCTCCCCTGTCGTGCTCGATGGCACCGGTGGCACTCTGCCCGTAGCCTCTGCTGGCGAGTCTGCTGGCACCGCTGGGGCCGAGGGATTGGGAGTCACGAACGGTGGCCGCCCAGGCGCAGCTGGATCCGGTCCGACCGCCGCGTCCGGCGGCGTTGATGACGGTCCAGGAGGGTCTTCTGGGCGAGGCGGCTCTGGTGGGGCCACTGGTGGCTCACCGTCCACTGGCGGCTCATCGACTGGTGGTGCCACCACTGGTGGCGATCAGGCCACTGGAGGATCAGAGCCTACGGGCGGGAGCGATGCAACCGGTGGTTCTCCGGAGGAGCGCCTGACGCTGGATGTCGACGTTCCGTGTGAAACGCTAAACAATCAGCAGTTGGCTTACGGGAACATAGGATTCTCCGGCGTTGGGCTGTGCATTCTGCACTCGGCGATCTGGGTTCCGGATCCCACCTGGAACGGATCCGGGGAGTGGAATTTCTGCAATCCCGAAGGAACCTGGGCGAGGCCCGATTGGACAACCGAGCCCGCCGCGAGCGCGTCTTGTGACCATGATCGCCTGCTAGCTCAATGTTGCAGCTACTTTGGGCTCGTTCGCTTCTCGGTCACTTTGGTGAACCCGAGCCGGGAGTAGGTCCGTGACGCTCATCAACATGTCGATGTCCGAGAAGCCGCCGGATCCGCCATTCGGCAACATTGTGGCCATGCTTTTTGCGGCCGCCGTCATCCTGCTGGCGTGCTTCATGACGGTATCACGCGCATGCTCAAGTCTCGACGATACCCAGTCCGACTCTGGTGCTGCGCCCTAGTCGAGCGGGCACTCGACTTTGAACGACGGCAGCTTGAAGCTTGGCAGGCTGATCGACGGAAGCGTGAAGCCTGGGATCGGAATCGGCGGCAGACCCGGTAGGTCCAGGTCGATTGAGAAGTTTGGGAGCTTGAAATTCGGGATCGCGATTGAAGGAAGCGCGAAGCAGGGGATTGGAATAGCCGGTAGATCCGGAAGGTCCAGGTCGACCGTGAACACCGGAATCTTGAACTTCGGCAGGCCGATCGAAGGAATGGCGAACCCTGGGATCGGAAGAACGAATCCGCAAAGCGTGGTGAGCCTCACAGCCCACCGCTGACTCCCATCAGTGGAGTGACCGGTCCAGTCAGAGCCATGATCGCTGCCCACGTGGCAGGTGTAGCAGCAGCCATGCACATTCCAGGCGGCGCGGCCTTTCCGCCGAGCTGCACCTTCCCTCGAACGAGCACGCCCGAGTCCGTGATTTCGATCCCATGCTGGCCGTTCTTCGATGACAGAGAGATCCCAGTGTCTCGGTCGATCTGAATCACGTACCCAAACGCCAGGACGGCAACCTTGTCGTTCTTGCCGTCCAGCATCACGACCATCTGCTTGTCCTGCGTGTCCTTGGTGCACAGGACAGACTGTCGCTTCGCTTCCTTCAGCTGGAGCTGCGCGGCCTGGCTCGGACCCGTCGTATGAATGATGGTATCGCCCGGCTTGGCGTTGCCCGTGATCTTCGCGTTGCGCGCGTCGCGCGCGCCGATGATTGCGCCTTTGGTGCCCACTCCATCAACGACGATGCCCTCGGCGGCGCCGTTGTCGTCCGGGTCCCATGGGACCGATGTCACCCCGAGGCACGAGTACGTCGGGAGCTCCCCGAAGGGCTCGTCACCCTCTGGCCCTCGCGAGGTCTGCGTCATGATGACGTTCGTTCGCGGATCCACATGGCTTGCGCCGAGCGTGCAGACGTCAATGGTCATACGATGAACGCTCCCTTCCTCCAGCACTTGAGCTTGGTGCGTGGGGGCGCGTAACTGAACTGTCGCGAGGCCACCCAAAGCGGCTCATGCACACGCGCCAGATCGTCCTGGACGTCAACAACCGTGTTGGTGGCCCAGTAGGCGCCCGTGGACAGGTCCTTGTGACCTATCAGGGTGCAGCTGTAGACGAGCGTTTCCTTCAGCCGCTCGCCCAGCGCGCGCCGGGCCACGCGCTCGAGTTGCTCCTGCGTCTTGCTGTCCGTGTCGAGCTGGTAGAGCAGCCTATAGATCTGACCGATGACCAACGGGAGGCTTGAAGCGGGCTTCGGAATGCGCCTCCCTACGACAGCCGAGAACTTGACGACCTTCTCCAGGTCTCCGCCGATTGCCGCAACGATGTCGCCTATGTCGAGCTTGGATTCTGTCGCAGCCAGCCCCGAAGACCCCCCGCCCGACTTCGACCGAAAGACCGTGTGGGTCGGGAAAGAGGAGAAGTCGCAGGCAGCCACTCCGTCAATCACGTTGTTTGAAGCGCTTCGCGCCACGTCACGCGAGCGGCGGATCTTCCCAATGGGCTCCTGGTCGTAGTTGGGCTCCTCGAGAAGGAGTTCGTTGCGTTTGGTTGCTGGCTGCATTGTGGCGCTGTGACGCGACACCAGCCGGTTGAGCCAATCAAACAGCCCCATTGAGCTGTCCGGCTTCAGGTCAGTGAGCGGGATGGCCCGGAAGTCCTTCGGTGCCTTCCCTCCTCGCGTGCTGCGTCCGGTCCTCACGTTCCTGAGCTTCAGGTCTTCAGCGCCCAGGATTGTGTTGATCCCGACAATACAGGCTGCCTGCTTGACCGCGTCGCCCAGCGTCATAGCCTCCTTGATGGCGAGCGACGGGTCCAGACTGCACTCTACGAGATCGGCAAGGTAGTCGCGTCCGCGGCAAACCACCGCGTCTCCGTTGGCTCCGCATTCGGTGACGTCGATGCGCCCGAGCAGCTGTTGGTTTCCATCGAGCAGAAGCTCTACAGGCTGCATTTCCAGCCTGTGGGTGTCCGTGATGTCAGGGTCCAGCAGTGTGAACGAAAACCCGTCGGTGCTGGTCAGGTAGTCGCTGTCGATCGACCAATCGATAATCCTGTCCGTGTCGAGCCCCAGGTCAGCCGCTTCGAAGTGCACGGACAGCGGCTGCGGAGTCGGCATTCAGACAGTGGCCCAGTAGTTGACAGGAGTCCCAGCCTTCACGAGCGGCGCGGTCGCGAGCCACGGGTTGAGCTTCAGCAAGTCGTCGAGCGACATTCCCACGTCGGCGGCAATGGCCGACAGCGTCATGTCCGCGTTCTTTTTGACGCGCCGAATCGTCTTGCCGGGGGTTGTCCCGCGCGACTTGAGACGGTAGGAGGCCAACCGAAGTCGACGCGCGGCGCGAATGACTCCGCACCCGTCTGGCTTCTCGAGTGCCTGTGCCGCTAGCTCGATGGCTTCCGCGCCAGACGCGGCCCGGTCGAGCATTGCCGCGATCTTGTTCCCGGCGAACACGAGCTGCTGGCCGTAGCCAGCGATCTGCCTGAACGGGTCGACTGCCAACGATGGAGGGTCGCCCTCGTACAGGCTGGACCTAACTACCTCCTGGTCAAGGATCCCTGCCTGGGACTCCGCGCTTGGTAGCGACGCAAGGTCGAGATCGCTGTCCTCAGTTGGCTCGACGTGCCGAGTGAACTCCACTTCAGCCGACACGCCGCTTCGCAGCTTCGCGTCTAGCTGCTCATCGTACTGGACCGGCTTGCACGTGAATACGCCACGGAGCGGGTCGTTCAGGACGCCCGGGCTCGTGTCGTACAGAGCCATAATGAGTTCGGGGAGCGTCTTGGTGAAGAAGTTGGGGAACCCTCCGCGAATCAGGTTCTCGTCCGCTGGTATGGTGTAGCGGAACCGTGGGTTCTGCGTGCCCATGATCTCGACAGGATATCCGTTCCTGTATTGGATCTTCTGGTCGACCGTGTCGTGCGCGAACGACATGCTGCGGCGAGACACGGGGAACGGGATACCCCGCCAGGCCGCGTTCGGGAGCAGCTTCAGTTGGTCGGTCACTTGGGCGCCGTCGGGCTGTTGCCGCGGTTGGGTGTGATGGATCCAATCTCCAGGAGCTGCTTGGTCGCCGCTGCGGCCGCTTGAGAGAACTCCCCCATCTTGAGTGTTGAGTCTGCAATCTCAGCACTCATCGCTTGGTAGGCAGCGCGATCCTCATAGGCTGCCGCTGCGTCTGCGTCAGTCTCCATGCTCATGTTGGCAGCGACGCCCGTTGATCGCGCGGCGGGACTCCCCTGCGGGGCGAACCACTCCCCAAGCAACTGACCGCGCAGTTCTTCGGCCGTCCTGAATGCATCCTGCGCAGCCGGGTTCTGTTTTCCAGTAGAGCCAGGCACGAACCAGGTCTCTACACTCCCGAGCGGAGTCATCACCTGTCGCGAACCTGGCTCTGCTGGCAGAGCACCCTTGGACAACCCCTCCTCAGTCTTCAGAGCCTCCTTGACCTTGGCCTGTGTCTCCGGGCTGAGCGTTCCAGTTGTGGCCAACTCAGTGCGAGCGTTGGCCAGCGTGGCTCCAGCCGTCGCGTCGGCTACCGCTGTGCGCTTCTCTTTCTCGACCTTCTCGGCGTAGTGCGCCTCAATCAATGCCTTGGTGATCAAGAACGAAGCTGTCCCGATCGAGATAGCGATCCCAGCCGCTCCGAACTTCCCAGCCATGGATGAGAACCCGGTCTCCATGGCCGTGCGCACCGAAGCCCCTATCCCCGCTGCCGCGATGTCCTTTGCCATCAGAGCGGCGAGAGCAACGCCTATCCCCTCAGTCGGATGCTTCGTCGCCCAAGAGATGAACCCTCCAGCAGCCTTCGCGGCCTCGGCGAACTTGGGAGTCAGCTTCGCAACTTCTGGGATCAGCTGCGTCAGGACAGGAAGCAGTTCGGAGCCCACGGAGTATTTGAACTTCTTGACGGCCTCGGCCAGCATGAGGTCCGGGTCTGCTTTGCGGCTCGCCGCTCTCCGCTGGATCTCATCGGCGCCCAACTGAACGTTGGGGCCCAAGAACTCGCCGAACTGAGCGCGCACAGCCGCTTCGCCGGAGCCCGCCTTTGTCGACTCAGCCGCCTGGTATACCGAAGCGAACCCCTGCACAGCACGGATGCTGCGCTCGTTGAACACCCCGCCCAGCTTGCTGAGGTCGCCTCTCGATTTGCTGACGATCTGAACTATCAGCTCTTGGGCAGTCTTCAGTTTCCCGCGACCCTTGAGCTTCTTGTCGCCCCAGATGTCGACGCCCATCGCCTTCAGGTCCGCCTCTTTTGAGATGATCTCGGACCCGAACCGCTCAAGCGAAGTGATGACCTCTGGCGTGCTTGATGCGCCGCCCTTGGCTCTTGCGACCTGCGCAATGGCCCCGAGTTCCTTCATGGCCAAGGCCCTGTCCTTGCCGAACTTCGAGGCCGTTGCTGCTAGCCCAGGCATCTCTGTGGCCAACTGCTTGAGCTCGACAGCGCCGATTGCCCCCTGCGCAGCGAAGGTCGCCATGACCTCGGTGAGAGCCTTCATCTGCTCCTTGGGGTCCTTGATGTCGGTGGCAAGCGTCGTGAAAGCCGATGCCGCTGCGGACGTCATGTCCCCAAGGTCCGTCCCGGTCGCCAGCGCCAGGTCGTTGAACTCCCTAAGTTTCCCCATCCCGACGTCGAGCTGACCAGTGAGGGTCTGCCACTGCTCGAGAGCACCGATGGCCTGCTCACCACTGACACCTTGAATCGTCTGGCTGAACGCCAGGATCTCGCTCTTGCGCCCTGGAGCTCCGGCCTGGTTCGCAAGCGACGACGCTCGCCCGATCAGCCCCATCTGGCTCGACACAGCCATACCTGCGCCAAGGCCACCGAGCAGGGTCCCGGCACCGGCTGCCCAGCTCCCCACGGTGCCTACAGAGCGCCCGAAGGCTCCCGTGACCGCATGGGCCGTGCTTGCCCGAAAACGCCGCCTTGCCGCCTCCTCGTGGCGCGCCTCCGCGCTGGCAATCGCTGTCCGTCTCCTGGCCTCGCGGTCGTTGGTCCGCGTCTGCTCGCGTTGAGCTCGCTCATTGTCCCTGAGTCGCCGGGCATCGGCCCGAGTGCGCTCAGTCGCGGCCCTCTCATGCTCGCGGTCCAGCATCTTCTGGCGGAGCAGCTCTTCGCGCTCAGCACTGGTAGCACGCGCCTTGCTTGTCGCCGGCGATGAGCCCCCGACTGTCTTTCTCATCTCGCCGCTCATTCGGCGATTGTGCTCGACGTAGCGACGCTCAATCCCCGCCAGCGCCGCGTTGACGGCCTGGAGTCCGATGATTCGGAAGTCGTAGGTGAGCGCCTCTGTCATGCTACGGGTTCAGCCGCTTGGAGATCTCGACGGCGTCAGCCATGTCGATCGCCTCATCAGACCCGCCGAAAATCGAAGTCGTAGAGCTGGACTCGCTGGACGGCTGCTCGCCAAAGAAGCCAGTGCCGATACTGAACTTCGCGAGTTCTGACTTCAAAGTACTCGGCAAGCTCTCGAACTGGGAATCCAGGATAGCGGAAAGTGCGAAGGCCCTCTTTCCCAATAGCGTGGCCAGCTCGACCAAGCGAAGCAAGTGCACGCGCGCTAAAGGGTAGAGCGCTGCCCCTTCTGCCAAGACCCTGATCCACTGATTGAGTTCCTCGTCAGTCCTGATCTCGCGAGGGCTCGGTGAGAACCTCTGCTGCACGAGTTGGTAGGCTGTGAACAGCCCCATGACCTCGTCTGGAGGCAGCTTTCCTACCATGTCCCCATCGGTGAACACGCGCGGATACGTGGGGACTGACGTATTGGCGTCAATTGGGTCCGCCTCGAGGCAGCAGATCGCCAGGATCTCCTTGGCGCAAGCGTCCGCATAGACGCCCTCCTGGATGACGCTGACGTTCATGTCGGACGACTCTAGGCGCTTCTTGAGCTTCTCGAAGGCCCGCAAGTGTGCCTCGTCATTCTCTTCCAATGACGTAACGCGGATACGGAGCTTCCCGTCGAATCCGTTGCGTGGATAGTCAACGACATCGCTGGGCCACGGAGTTTCTTGAAGTCTGCGCCAAAGCGTAGACGGCGATACATCTCTCGGAGGTTGCATCTGTCACCAAAAAATACGGCCTCGGACCGACCCTACTGTGGAGAGTCGACCGAGGCCGAAGTCACTTCATCGTCGGCGGTCCACAGTGCCGCGTCCGACTCTCGGGAATCGATTGCGTCGCGCTCTACTCGCGAGCCTTCAGTTCACCCTCCCACTCGATCTTCCCTTCGGAGGCCGCGTTCGTTGATTGACTCACGGTCTCCGTGTTGATCTTGCCAGTGCCCACGTAGGCTTCCGCGCCCACACCGAGCTGCACCGTCACATAGGCCTTGTTCGCGCAGGCCTGCTGAAATGGGAACTCGGGCCCGCCAAGAGGGATGGCGTATCCAATGTTGACCTTCACGCTGCCAGCGCCGTCACTGAATCCGGACATCCCGGACAGCGTGTCGATCCGGATGTTGCCGGCGTCGGTGACCTGCTCGATGGACGTTGCCTTCGAAAGGTAGACGAGCGCGCCGCCCTCTTCGCCCATGAAAACCTGAAGTTTTGCGTGGTCTTCCATGGCTCACCTCACCCCGCGGAGACTTCGTCGATCCGGAAGGTCGCTTGGTCGTAGAGTTCAATGACGTTGATCTTGATCGCCGACTCTGTTCGGCTGAGCTTGTTCGGGTCTCGCACGACGCGCAGTGCCGTCTTGGCTGCGGTGATGTCCGAGAGATGGTTCAGGCCATCGGGGCCGTACTCATCGAAGATCCCGTAGAGCCACCGCTTGACCCACGACGGGCAGGTCGTTTTGCGAGGCATCGTCGCGTTTGGATTGAACGCACCCTTCGAATCCGTCGGGTCAGCAATCAGCTTGAACCCGTTGAACGCCTGCTGATGGCGCAGCAGAACCGTGTCGGCGAAGTGATCGGCACCACTGATCTTGTGCCCGCTCCAGGCGCGGTAATCGGGGACTGTTCCGCCAGCTGCGGTCTTGGACCGAGTGGTCACGTGCTTGACCAAATAGGCGCCCCCCTCGTTCGACCCAATGAGCGTGACGCCGTCGGTCAGCGCGTCGTTGCGGTCTTCTCCGTCTGGCCAGTCTGCCGTGTCGTAGGCCGCGTCAATCCCCGGCAACGGGATTCCGTTGAGGTTCGCCGTCGCGTCGGCCTCGTAGGCCTTGCACAGCGTCCCCACGGCAATTCCAACAAGGTGGGCGGCATCGTGGTTCGTCCCAGTCTGGTGCACCAGCGTCAGCCGCTCGTAGTTGCGAGCCACGGCCGCCGTCTCGGCGTTGGCCTGCGTCCCGCAGGAGCACACAACGCCCTGACTCCTGAAGCCGGGCCGCGGTGCAGATACGGTCGTCAGGTGCGTCTGAAGGTGCCCGTGGCTTGTCGAGTCGATGAGGGTCGACGCGATCCAGTAGCGACGAACGCCTGTCATCGTGGCCAGAGCAGCCAGGAGATTTGCGGCTTCCGTCGTGGTCCCATCGGCGCCCGGAACGGTGCCCCCGAGGTTTCCCGAGGCCGAAATCGTGACGCCGCAACCGCTGTCGCAGTAGGTGCGGGCCCTGATTCCGATGGTCGTCGCTGTCCCCTGCGATGCCCCCGCGATCTTCGCGGTGAGCGTCAGAACGCCAGCGGCGTTGTCCGACGTCAGAGGAAGGTGCGTTGCGGAATTCACCGCAAGCTTAAGGGCTGCAGCGATCGTCGTGGCTGTGTCAGTCGTGTCGAAGTCGTAGCTTGCGACGCATCCGTTCAGCCCGGGTCCGCCAATCTCGACGTAGCATCGGCCCGACGCGGTTGGGTTCGTCGCCGCAACGGTGACCGTGACGGCAAACGTCGCAGCAACGGGGCTCCCAACAGATGTGGCCGCGTACGGTCGACAGTAGATCTTCGCCTGTGAGTCCGCGTACACGGCAGCCCTGTAGGCCCTGTGGGTCATGGACCCAGCGCCGGCTCCCGCAATGACGTCGGCCTCTCCGTCTGGGTAGTACTCCGCGTTCGCGGTCCACGATCCAGCCGCCGTCATCGGCATCACGAGACAGATCGCGCGTTCACCTGCAGACACGGACGCTGGGCCCTGGGCGAAGTTCAGTTCGACGTAGGTGCCCGGGTCGAGCCAGGAATCGGAAACTCCCTGAATCGGTATGAGAGCCATCAGGCCTTACCTCCAGCGCTTTCGCGCTTCGCGGGCGTGGCCTTGGCCTCCACCCATTCACCCTCAGACCACTCGAGCGGCTTGAACGGGACCCGAAGCTCTTGGGCCGTCTCGGCGTCGAATGGCATGACGTCCCCGCTCTGCGCCCGCTTGCGTACCTTCAGGACGAGCTCAGGGCGCGCCTTCTCCGTGTCAATGACACACGGCGTCTTGTCGGCTGGCCACGCATTGCTGGCCGTGTCATAGGACCTGCCTATGTAGCGGGCTTGCTGCCCAACGGCAGCATGCTTGTATGGCACCAACGCGGCACCACGTGGACAGACTCTCAATTCGGTTTTCTTCATGGCTTTTTGTTCGCCTTACGTGGTACCGGCCTTGGGCCTAGAATCGTTTTGCGACTTGGTGCATGCCCGCCTTGAAGCTATGACCGGCGAAGCGGTAGGCCCCGAAGGTGGCATGCCAGAGGAACCGGTATGGCTTGTTGCCGGGGTGATGCACCGATCGGAAGTTGACGCGCTTTCCTCGGAACTGCGCCGGTGCTCCGCGGCCATTCCAGACGAAGCTCAAGAACGGAGCGCGCACGGCTTTGATCACATGCGGCCGAGCTCCTAGGTCAATCGGGGCCGCGTATGGCAGATCGTTCGAGACGGTGACGATCCGGCCGCTGCGCAGCCTAACCGTCTTGGCTTTCGTGGCGCGTTGCAGTGCGCCAGTCTTCGGGTTGAAGTGGGGCGTCTGAAGGACATGCTTCACAGCGATGTACGAAGCCTTCTCGCACGTCGCATCGACCAAGCTGCTGAACGCAGCTTGAAACCGAAGATGCTTTGCTCGGACTTGACGCAGATTGATCGGTCCCGAGCCACCTCCGGCGATGCCCACTATGACCTCTGAACTGGATAGTCCGTGTTGGTTTGGAAGGCGTCGTGCAGGAAGTCGCCGCTCTCGCCAAGGTGGTACGTCGCGCTCATCCCATCGTAAGGCGTCTCGAGTCCCTCTTGCCCAGTGACGAGCTCTTCCGTCTGGATCTGCATCAAGCAGGCGTAGTAGGACGGGGTGTTCTGCGAGAACCGTGCCTCTCCTGCATTGGCCGACGCGAGTCCAATGTTCGTCAGCCCGCCAGTGTCCTCGTCGAATTGCGGAGCTCCGCTCAGGTATGCTGGGTGCGAGCCCTCCTCAAGGGTGGCCCTCACGACGTCTGGGACCAACCAGAGCGCCGCTTCGAGCTTCGCGATCCCGCCAACTGTGAGCGGTCCGAGGATGTAGTGCAGCGACCACGACTGCGTCTTCTTGGTCTCCGCAATGGACAGGCCCTGGTAATTGGCCTCTCCAGAACGATGCAGGAACAGCGCCGGAAACTTTGGCGAGCGCTCCGTCATGCGCTGCGCAGTTGGCTCGTACGGGTAGGAGTCAACGACGGGAGTCGTCCCGCGCATTTGAGGAATCGTCGTGACGACCCTGGTCCATGCTCCGCCCAGTTCCGCGTTGATCGCTGCCACCAAGAGCGCGAGCATGCTCCGCTTGACCGGGTCGATCGTGTCGAGCGAGAATTCGCTACCTACGTCTCCGGCGTCAAGCGGCAGCTTGGTGGCCCCGATTTGGCGGTAGAGACTCAGGGTCATGCGCCCTCAGTCTCCTCGTGGCATCTGGTGCACATCGTCATTCCGGAACCCGCTCTGGCCCAGCCACCGGTTCACACGTCAGCATGATCCGAAGAGCCTTCTGCTTGTCGACCTTGGTGACGCGGTAGAAAGCCTCCGAGCCGTCACTGTGTAGCAGGCGCACATGCAGCGTGTTGCCAGCTGCCAGGGAGGTGCCCTCTAGCGAACTCGCCGCGACGCCACCACCCGTGTGGCTCGGAGTGAGAGGCCCCACTGTGCAGGTCCCCTCGGGAACTCCGCCAAGAGCCAACTGCTCGGATGTCAGGAACCGCACCTTCGGAGGCTGCCCGCCCACAAGCAACTCTGTTTCGAAGTCCGCCGCCTCGCCGTCGCCCGTGTAGGCGCCTTCCCAGTAGCCCTCGACTAGAAATACGCGGTACATCCTGAGGCCCCAGGCCCCAGGGATGGCGCGGCCTCGATCGAGCAGCCTTCGCAGTCCGTCGACGTTGCCTGCCATCAGTAGACACTCAGCGTCTGGCAACTGCCGGAGCCACTCTTGAGATCCCAGGCGTTTGGAATGCCCAGGATGGACGCGAGCTCACGGCGCCAGAAGTCGAGCTGTTCTCCAACCGATCCGAAGAACTTCCCGCGCGTGTCGTAGAACTCGATCTCGTCTGCCTTCTTCAGTGCGCCGTACCCAAAGGACGTTCCAATTCCCTCTCGTGCGGCATCGATCTTGTTCAGGCACGCTCGCGCCATCGTGATGGGGCCCTCGACGACGACCGAGTACGTGCCGGAGTGAGTGAGCGACAGCAGGAAGGCCGCAACGGAACCCGACAGCGCCGAGAGCGTGGCGACCTCCTGCCGCGAATCGACGTCGATGGCGCAACGTTGGCCCACGGCGAACCCTGTGGCCAGTGCTAGCGTCAAGGCGGCCGGCGCTGGCGACGAGCTCGCGGTCACTGACGTTGAGCTCGTCGTTGCCACTTCCGCGTCGATATAGGTCTGGATGACCGTATCGAATAGTGAGGTGACCCCGACATACAGGTCCGCCCCAGCCGTGAGCAGGTTGTACCCTAGCTCACGCTTCAGCCGGTACAGCTCTTGTGCCGAGAAGGCCATCGGCGCCTGCGACTACCAGCCGCCAGACTGTTCGTTGAGCCAGCGGTACGTGATGACCGCGGCGTCTGCCGTAGCACCGGTCGTCACACCATTGATCGCTGTAGCCCGCGCGTACTTCCAGCCCAGAAGCCCATCCGGAAACGGGATGACCTTGTCACCTGTCACGGCTGAGCCGGTGCCGGTCGTGATAGCGACCAGCGCGGCATTGTTCAGTGTCGAGACGTCGACCCACGTGCTGTTGTCGGCCGACACCTCCCAGAACCCCGATATGGTCAGGGTATTGGTCGTAGCAGTCGTGTCGAAGTAGGCCGACAGTGAGCCCGGCTTGACGTTTTCGAGCCTCAGTGCGGTGCCGTGAATATGCGTTCCTGCGGCGCCGCCGTTGAAGTTGCCGCTTGCCGCGGCCAGAGATCGGTATTGATTTGCCATGGTTCCTCACTTGCCCCGGCGGGAGCCGGCGGCCGTGAATAGGCGAGGGCCCAGCGGGATCCGGGCCCCTCCCCGCTGGTGCGGGCCGCCTAGTGTTACGAAGCGTCCTCGTCCTCGGAGTAGACGACCGACACGACGAAGCGATTGTCGAACAGCTTGAACCCGAGGTCTCCGAGCCAGATGAGTCGAATGGTCTCGCCGTAGTTGGTGTCACTCGACGCACGCACAGCCGGGGGGCGCCCCATGCCGACGCCGAGGACTCCGGGAGCAATCGCGTGGCCGTAGTGCATCTCCACGTTCGACGTGTTGTCCGTCTCGGACAGTGTGTTCGAGCAGAACATGTCGAATTCGTCGCAGGTCGCGAACCAGCCGGGGAACAGCGGGTTCTTGTCGCGGAAGTAGTCCGCGTGTCGCGCGAACTGCCGATCGTCCTTCAGCTGGCGCTTCCCAGACGGTGTTACAACCAGAACACGACGCCCATTCGAGAACCGCGGAAGGCTAGCCTCATCCATTCTCTTGGCGACGCGCGTGATTTGGTTGTAGCTGAGCGGTGCCCCGCCGGAACTGGTCACGTCGTTGACTGCAGTGATCCCGTCCGGGTAGCACGTGGTGCTCGCGTCATTGAGGCAGTCACGCACGATGGTGTCGATCGTGCGGTCGAAGTCGCGCTGGAGATGCATCTTCGTGACGGTGACACCGTCATGCACGCCCATCTGATTGTCGAATGCCTCGATCGCGAACGGATTCACTGCGGTGCTGAAGGGGCCACCCAGGCGATGCAGCTGGATCTCGGTCTGTTCCGAGTCGATGTTGATGGCGGTAGTACCAATAGTTGCCCCGGAAGCAATCCGGCGGGACGCCAAGTCGTACGTCGAATTGGTGTACTTGGGACGGTTGATCCGGACGATGTCCCCACGCCGGCGTGTGAAGTCGATCTTCGCAGCAAAGGTCTGCGTCGCGACCGGGGTGGCCTCGAGAATCAGACGATCGCGCTGCGCGTCCTGGTATGCAGCCCCAACGCTATCACTCGAGAAATTGAACATGTCCGGCAGCGCACCGCCCAGAGACGTGTTCAGCACCGACTTGGCTAGTTGGGCGTAGAAATACTGCGGCTCGGGCTGAGCCAACAGCTGTGCGTCGAGTTCCGCTTGGAAGTTCTGCGGGATCGTTGCCTGTGACCACGACATTGTGATTTCCTTTCAGCCCGAGCCGCAGATCACTCAGCTTCCGCTCGGGAAAATTTGGCGCTGGTGCTCGCGTAGATACGAGGCAGCCTTGAATGGGTTGGTGGCTTGCAACCCCTCCCAAACCGCTTTGTGGTCAGGAGGGGATTCATTGGCAGAGTCCGGCGCCGAGCCGCGCGGTGGCGCCGTGTCAGCAGCTGGCGGCCGTGCCTGCACGGCAGGCGCTGGAGTTGCTGGCGCCGCGGGCACAGCAGGCGTTTCAGGCTGCGCGGGCTCCTTCGCTTTCGCCTTCTGGAGCGCCATGACGACCTTCAGGTTGTTCGCTGGGTCGTCCGACTTGAGCATCTCGTACGCCTCGCGCTGTTCTGGCGTGAGACTCTCGACCTCTCCCATCAGTGATGCGTTGAGCGCGGTCTCGTACTGCTTGAGCTTCGCCAACTCTTGCGTCTGGCGCGCCTGGAGCTCGGTGAGCTTCTGGCTGTCGGTCTTCGCTTGCTCTTCAGCCTTGCGGCGATCCTCGATCGCCTGCTTGAGCACGTCGCTCGACTCGACACCGAGTTCCTTCAGAAGGCTCGTGATCGCCTCGTTCGCGCCGGCCTTGCGTTCCCGTGTCAGTCGCTCGGTAAGCGCCTCGGTAGGCAGATCGGCGACCTGGACGCGTCCTGGTGCTGGCGCAGCAGGAGCGGCGGCCTGTGGCGCTTGAGGTGCAGGTGCCGCAGCGGGTGGCGACGCCGGTGCTGCCGGTGCCGGGGGTGCTTGATCGGTTGCCGCTGGCACAACTGCGCCTGCGGACGTGGTGTCCGTTGTTCCCATGATGCTTCACTCCTATTCGCCCGATTGTCCGCCGGCGTCGCGGGGAGTTGGTTAGACCAGCGGGACCTGCCTGGGGGGAAGCAGCAGGTCCCGCTGTGGAGTTTTGCTACTCGCCGATCACGAGCCGCGTGAAGGTAACTTGGAAGGTCATCGGATCCTTCCAGGTGAATCCCGTCACTGCTCCGTTCCCGAGCTCGGTCGTAACGTCCTCTTGGTAGAGGTCGCAGTTGATGTCGCCCGTCGTGTTGGTGCAGAGGCCACCAATCAGTGGGTAATCGACTGAACTTGCCGTGTACTTGCCCGCCGCGACCGGACACGCTTGCCAGATAGTCGGGGTCTGGCCATCACGCATCGCGGCCTGAATCACCGTGACAGGAGAGAACGTCATCCCATCGCCCGACGCATACGTTCCCGTGCTGACCGTCACGTCGACCTTGCACGTGCAGATCTCGCGTTCGGTCGTGTTGGTGTAAGTCTCCTGGCGGAGAATCTCGAAATCGTACGCTCGGACAACGGTCCCAGTAGTTGCAGCCATGTGTTATTTACCTCGCGGTTCGGATAGGCGCGACAACCGCGACGGGCTTGCCGTCCGCGGCACGAAGAAGACGCTCGAGCTGGTCGCGTTCGGTCTCGAGCCGCCGGAGTCTTTTGATCTCGCGCTTCAGGTCAGTGAGTCGCTGGCGCGCGAGCTTCAGCACGTTGAGCTTTCCACCGTTCTGCTTCGCCTGCACAGACTGACCCAGTTTCTCAGCAGCGGGCTTTCGGCCAGGATTTGGCGTCCCGCTCCCCGGCGGCGTCAATCGGAAGACGGGGGCATCAAACGCCAATTCCCCCTCACCGCTCTGAGTGTGGGCCCCCTGCTCGAACTCAGCCGCCACTTGCCCGCACTCGAGGCATGTGCGCACACGCCCACGCGCAGGGTTGTATTCGGTCGAGTGCGCGTTACTCCCGCACTGGCAGATCTCAGGCACCTTTCCACCCAGTGAAGTAGACGGTCTGCACGGCACCTGCTGATGTCCCGGCGCCCGCCACGAACACGAATCGCACGCGTCCACCGGGGGTCGCCGTGGTCATGGCTCCAGCTGCCAGGGCAACACCAGGAGCGGCTAGTGTGCCGACCCCAACCGTCGTGAAACCGCTCGACGCCGCATCGCTCGTTAGGGTGTACGTGGCCGGAGTGGCAGCCGCGAGTTGCGTGAAGTGGATCCAGTCCGCCCAGATGCCAGAGTCTTCCTTCCCGATCTCACGCTGGATGTAGACGTCGAGTACTCCACCGGTCCCTCCCGCCAAGACAGCATCAATGACCAGGTAATCGAAATCGTGCAGCCTACCGAGCGGAGCCCCAACGGCCGTGATAGCCGTAGCGGGAGAAGTCCCGGTCATGGTGATGGTGTTGACGTTGCCGCGGGTGCTCATCGGCGTCCCCTCTGTTGCTGTTGTTGCGTCTTGGGCGCCTGAGGCGGAACCGATTCTGGCTTGCGCTCAGAGACAGGCTGCGCCTGGGGCTTTGCTTCGAGCACGCGAGGAGCCGATGACCCTGGCAAGCCAAGCGCCCATGATGCTTCTCCGCAGGCTGGGCACGTGGGCGTCTTGTCGTCGCAGATGGCGTGACAGCACTGGCAACGTTTCATCAGCACTTCCCTTTGCCGCGTGTCCCGCGTGACTTGCCCGCCTTCGAGAGCGCCATCGCGACCGCTTGCTTGCTGGGACGCCCAGCCTTGATCTCCGCCCTGATGTTGGCGCCAACGACCTTGGGGGATTTGCCAGGTTTGAGTGGCATTCGTTTTCAGGCCTCACCAGCTGTAATGATTGTTTCGCTACAGCGACATTTCCCGTGCAGTGGCGGAGGATGGTCGAACCCTTGACTGGCGCGTACCGTGTGCCCTTCCATCTCGAAACATGATGGGCACACCGCGTCATCTCCCGCCGTATCCCAGCGGAGCCATAGCTCGGCCCTGACACGCGGGGGAAGCTCCAGGAGGGCGCGCCGTCGGCTCTCATTGAAGGCTTGGTCGGCTTCCCACGATGCTCTGCGCTCCCATTCTGGGAGGAACTTCCTTCCCCCTTCGGTCTTGCTCTCGAGGAAGCGAGAGCTGACCGCGTGGGCTTCGCTCTGTGCAGCAACCTGGTGTTGCAGGGTGAGCTCATGGAGGCCAGGGCTGAAGGGCCCAGGGCCTACCGGTCCGTCCCATCCAATCGCGTTCTGAAGCTGCTCCAGGGTCCTCTGCAGTGAGAGTCTCTGTGCCAGCCGTCTACCTTCGAGCACCGACAGTCGTACGGCCTCGAACAGGTTCTGGCTGATGACGAAATCGTTAGCCTGGAGCTGTAGGGCTCTCCGGCCTCGGCGGCGGAGCAGGAGGAGCAAAGCCGCCTCCGCTTCCACGATCCTTCGCAGGTCCTTCTTCCGTTCCTGCTCGAGTTCCTGCTGCGATCGTGACAAGGTGCTGGTCCCTCTCGTTCTCGCGCTTCGCTTCCCTCTCGGCGGCCTCGTCCGATTCCTTCAACAGCTCGGCAATAATCTTCTGGGCGTCGTCGTCACCGAACAGCGCCATGATCTTCTTCACGCACTGCTCGATCGTCGCGAACCCGGCGTCCTTAACGAGCTTCAGAACCTCGGCAATCGCCTTCCAATCCTCAGCGCCGTTCTCGTAGTATTCGCCCCACAGGAGGTCGAGATCGGGCAGTCCGTCTACGCGGACCAACGCAGCCGCGATTTCCTTCGCGTGTTTGAGCCGCAAGCTGGCACCAACCGCCAACACGACGCGGAGCAGGCCGAGCATCTGTGGGACAATCCAGTTGTCCCCAAAGTCCGCGCGGTATTGATCGACTCGGTCGAGCTGACGAGCCCGCAAAACCTTCAGCGCTTTCCCGGACAGCGAGGCGGAGAACTTCACCGACTCCGGGTCCATGAAGACGACCGCAAGCGACTCTGCAATCTTGGTGCGTAGGTCCTTCGCGTCATCGTCAATGGCCCCCAGCGCGTCAGACGGCAGCGTGTGGAGCTGGACCTTGACCTCGGGGTCCGGGTAGCGCCAGACCTCCCCGGGGCCTTTCTTGCGTGCGATCTTGGGGCGCTGCGGAGCGAAGACGCCGGTGATTGGGTTGTTGAACCCAGGCTTCCCGCCCGCGGCGGTCTGAAGCACACCTCCGTTTTCCTCAGCCCATCTCACGAAGTGGTCCGGGTTGGCCCCCGGCACGATAGCGTTGGGGTCTGCCGTCCTTCCGGTGGCGACTGGGCCCCGTTCGTCCTCGACCCCAATCTCGGTCCACTGCGGGTCGCCCGCCATCAGAGCAGCGCGATGCCGCTGGCTGAGTGAGCAGTCGAGCGCGAAGATTTCGTCGAGTATGTCCTCGTGAAGCGCGTGTCCATCGATTCGGTTGATAGCCTCTACGCCCTTCATGCTGGCGTACCAGACAACTGGGCAATGGCCGAGCCCATGCGCGAACGTGCGCTTGGGGTCTTCCTGCCAGCTGGGCTCCGCCCCTTCCTTGTCAGCCTTCGCCGGAAGGTAGGTGACGTCCCGCTCTGTGTCGATGACCCTGCGATAGAGCTTCGCTACAACCGTCTCTTGGCCCGATCCGTCCCTCATCCTGTCCAGGTAGGGATATTTGATCTCGAGCCTGACAATGTCGTCGTCCGCGTTACGTTCAATCGTGCACCACTTGGCCTTCACCGTGTCGATGAATAGCCGGCCACGTCGGACGCCGTAGATTGAGCAACCGGTACCGCACCCGAGCCCTTCGTGGAATACCTCACGCGCCGCAGTCCAGAATCGGGCCTGTTTGATGATGTTCCCGATCCCTTCTTCGAGCAGGTCGTCTTCGTCGTCCTGCTCTTCGAGCTCGGGGGTGGATCCCTCCGCGCCTTCAGGCTTGGGCGCCTTGGGTTCCGCAGTGTGATCCTCAACCGGCAGCGACACCTCAAACTTGGGGCGCTTGCCTTCCCCGAGCAGCAGGTCCGCATGACTCGCGATGGCCGAAGCCACCACTGGGTAGGCTACGCACGGGGCTCGCTCGACCAGCGGCTTCGCGTTCTCGCCGGCGTAGAACCAGTCCTGGCGCCCAACGTACTGGCGCGTTTTGACCCATGTCTCAAACGCCTCAAGACGCTGATAACGCTCGCCCTTGTTGGCCGGAATGGCCTGCAAGGCGTTGTTCAGTTGGGTCTCAAGCGAGTCCGTCATCGGTTCGTGTCGACATGCTTGACGCTCGGCGGCTTGCCGACCGCGTGAAGTGCAAGAGCCAGTGCCCAGGCCCTATCGGCATGGCCATCGTCCGTATGGGGTGCGTCGTACCGGACGTTGCCGGCCGATGTGACCTCGCGTTTGATCGATGCAATATCGAGTCGCAGCGCATCGGCACACCCGGGTTCGCCATCGGGCATCGCCTTGTCAGTCAGGGGCAGCAGGACCAGTCCGGAAGACAGGTACGTGTGAAGCGAGGTAGCCAGATCCTCTTTGCTAGATGGACCAAAGACCACCGCTTCGACTCGATTGCGCCCGTAGCGCTTCTGCATTCCCTCGGCAGGAAACGCGCCCAGGCCCGAGGAGTCCACACACAGCCTCTTGAGGTTGTATCGCGCGAAGGCGAAGGCGACCAGGCCATCAAGGGCGCCTTGGTCGGTTCGCTTGCAGCTGTGGATCGACACCATTCGGCAGCGCCCGTCCGAACACTTGCGGAGCACAATCAGAACCGTCAGGTCTGCGGTGCGCCCAATGTCGAGCCCGCCGTAGAAGTCACCCTCGTAGGTGTAGAGATTGTCCGTCGAACAGTCGTTGATCGCAGCAGACGGGATGTACTGGAAGCTACCGTCGAGGAACTTGCAGTTGAAGAGTTGGTCGAAGATGCGCGGGTCGCCCTTGGCCAGCGTCCAGCACCGCTCCATGTTGACGCGCATGCCGTATTTGATGGCGCGTTCCATCGGGATCTCGTGGTATGCCCAGCCCTTGTTCTGCTTCGG